CGGAAATCGAGGAAAACATAGCAGAAGTTTATAAAAAGTTTAATTAGTTAAAATGGTTGTGCTATCGACCTTTAAACGGGCATTAACAATAAATTGCTTTCAGAAAGGAGAAAAGAAAATGAAAGTATTATTATTCGCAAAGAAAAGACAAACAAAGGACGGAAAGAATTTTACGGCGTACGTGTCACGCCTGCCGAGAAAGGACGGATCAGAATTGACCGTGGGCGTTAAATTCCGCGAGGACTGCGGAGCGCCGAAATTAGAGGAATGCCCCTGCTACATTCTCGTTGACAAGAAGGCCGCCAACCTTGACACCCGTACAAAGGAAATCATTATGGACGATGGCGAGATCAAAGAAGTCGAGAATAATACACTTTGGGTGTCAGCGTGGGAAATGTCGCCGGAGAAGTACGAGGATCATTCTTTGGACGAGTTCGAGGACTAACTAACAAGGCGCGTATATACGTCTTAAATCAATTTTACAAGGGCGCGGGTATAAATATAACCCCGCCCTTTTATTTTAGAAAGGAGAACGCAATAATGAAGAAATTTGACTATCTCGCACCGCAACCGGAAGTTGGAAAGTGTGCGCGCGATTTACGCGTCCGGTGTAATATCACACAAGAAGAATTCGCGGAAATGATCGGACTAACCCGTCAGACAATTATAAACTTTGAAACGGGGAAAACGCAATCAATGGACGTTTTACAATGTTATATCAGACTTGCGAAAGGAGAATATAATAAATGAACACACAACAATTATTAAACCTTTCTCTGCGGGACGTTAACAAAATGACGGATAAAGAATTACGGCAGGCCACGTCAATTTTACGTTCAACCGGAAGAAAACGGTATGAAAGATTAGTTGAAAAAGAAATGTATTCTCCCGCCGTTGAAAGTATGCGAAAAAGTGCGAAGAAAGGCGGTACGGCGATTTTTCCCACGGTAAAAGATATGGATCGCGCGCAACTTATGAACGAATTCAGACGACAAAAGAAGTTTCTCGAATTCAAAACGTCAACAATAACCGGTACAAAGGAAGTCCACGAAATGGTACGCGAACGCGCTAAAGAAACATTAGGACGTGAATTTACCGATGATGAAATAACGGAAATTTGGCGCATTACCGGCAAATTGCAAAATATGGTAGGTCTTAAAGTTTTAAGCAAAGACAAGGACACGAATGGGAACGAAATATCAAACGTTGTTAGCGAAATTATACAAGATAACCCGAATTTATCGGAAAAGGACGTTATAGAATATGCGCGACAAAGAATTGATGAAATCTACGAAAACGAAACCTCAAAAGGAATATATACAAGCCGCTTTTTGCAATAGTTTAAATATTGACGTTTCAAAAATAAAGCGCTACAAGAAACGCAAGGCAGAAATATATAATTATCCGGTCGCGTTTGATATAGAAACTTCTTCCTTTCGTGATCCGTACGGAAACCCGCGGGCGTGTATGTATTCCTTTCAATTTTGTTTCGGTGATAATGAATTAGTCATAATAGGCCGGACGTGGGAAGAATTTAATAAAATTATAAAGTTGGTACGTAAAACATTCCACTTAAAGAAAGACCGCATACTATACATATATTGTCACAACCTCGCTTATGAATTTCAATGGATTAGAAAACGCTTTAAATGGGCGAATGTTTTTTCTCTCGATACTCGCGTTCCGTTATATGCCCGCACAACGTTTGGGATCGAGTTTCGGTGTTCGTATCGGTTGTCCGGATATTCTCTCGAAACATTAGCGAATAATTTGATACGACACGATTATAAAAAGTTAGTGGGAAACGTCGATTATAGAAAAGTCAGACATTCCCAAACACCCCTAACGCCGGAAGAAATCGCCTATAATATCGCGGACGTTCAAATTGTGTGTGCATACATTCAAGAACGAATTGAAAACGACGGCAATATAACCAAACTACCTTTAACGAAAACGGGGTATGTGCGAAACGCTTGTAAAATTGCCTGCTATGGATCAGACCACAAAAAACAAAAGTATTTCAAGTATAAAGCATTTATGCAATCCCTAACAATGACGGCAGACGAATATACTTTATTACGGTGTGCGTTTATGGGTGGATATACTCACGCGAACGCGTACGAAAACGGAGAAATTATAAATGATGTAACGTCAATGGATTTTACGTCATCCTATCCGTATGTTTTATTCTCCGAAAAATACCCGTTGTCGAAAGGCCAGTTATGTTATCCGGACGTCGAGGAAGTCTATAAAAAGTTGAATATTTACGCGTGGATTTTAGATATAGAGTTGTTCGACGTGTATTCTATAACACCGCAAGATGATTTCATAAGCGCGTCGCGGTGCGTAGATCTTAAAGGCGCTACATTGAATAATGGTCGTGTAAACGACGCGGAATATATACACCTTGTTGTAACTTCCGTCGATTTTCAGATAATAATGAAAACCTATAAATTCAATGGCGGTATAAAGATCATTCGGGCGTATAGATATTATCTTTCATATCTCCCCACCGATTTTATCAATGAAATGTTATCATACTACGAAAACAAAACAAAATTAAAAGGTGTGGCAGGAAAAGAGGTTGAATACCTAAACGGGAAGGAAATGTTAAATTCTTGTTATGGTATGGTGGTTACGTCTCCGGTGCGCCCGAATATAATTTATGATGATCGCGACGAGTGGTTATCTTCTCCTGTCGATGTAGAGGAAGGCGTGGAAAAGTATAACAAAAATCCAAATCGTTTTCTGCCGTATGTCGTCGGGGTATTCGTCACCGCATACGCGCGCCGCAATCTTTGGGAAGGTATTTTGGAAGTTGGGGAAGATTATGTTTATTCTGACACGGATAGTATTAAATTAACGAATTATAACGCCCATAAAGAATATTTTGATCGGTATAATAAGGAAGTTATCGAGAAGTTAAAAGCGGCTTGCGATTTTCACAAAATACCGTTCGAGAAGGTAGCACCGAAAACTATTAAAGGCGAGGAAAAAATATTAGGTGTGTGGGATTTTGACGGCGCTTATTCTCGCTTTAAAACGTTAGGCGCTAAACGATATATGGTCGAGGAAAAAGACACGGGTAAAATTTCGTTGACGGTTTCCGGACTTAATAAAAAGACGGCAATTCCGTATTTATTAGATAAATTCGGATCAGATGGAGTTTTTGACGCTTTTAAAGATGATGAATTTTCTATTGATAATATGACAATCCCCGCGGGGTTTTCCGGTCGTAATGTATCAACCTATATCGACGAAGAAACGGAAGGAAAAGTTATTGACTATATGGGAAACGCCGCACCGTATAAAGAATTATCTTCCGTTAACCTCGAAGAAAGTACCTATACGCTTTCACTATCGCGCGATTATTTACGTTATTTATTCAGCATAGAAAGGAGCATAAAATGACGGCAAAGAAAAAAGATATTCAATACTACTCACTCGAAAAAATAATGAAAAAGAAAACACAATATAAAGTGATTTTCGGTAAACGGTCGAACGGTAAAACTTATGCCACGTTGGAATATGGCATAAAAGAATTTTTCACACATAATAAAGAGATTGCATACATACGACGTAATCGTGAGGATTTAACGGGGAAGAATTGTTTAACCCTATTTAGCAATCACGTTGAAAATGGACTTATAGAGAAATACTCAAAAGGCTTGTGGTCGGACGTTTATTATTATGGGCGGCGTTGGTACTTCTGCCGCTATGTTGAAGATGAAAAGGGAAACCGTCAAAGGATCACCGACGAGAGGCCGTTTTGTTACGGTTTCGCCTTGTCCGGTATGGAACACGATAAATCAACGTCCTATCCTCACATAAAAACAATTATTTTCGACGAGTTTTTATCCCGAACGGGATATTTACCGGACGAATTTATTTTATTTATGAATTGCCTTTCAACGATTGCCCGATTGCGTACGGACGTTACAATATTTATGTTAGGGAACACGGTAAATAAATATTGTCCTTACTTTGCGGAAATGGGTTTAAAGGGCGTTAAAGATATGAAGGCAGGCTCTATTGACGTTTATCAATATGGGGAAAGTGGCCTACGGGTAGCGGTAGAGTACACATCGCCCACGACCGGAGCAACGGGGCAAGGAAACGTTTTATTTGCCTTTAACAACCCCAAACTTAATATGATAACACACGGAGACTGGGAAATAGATATATACCCGCACTTGCCGTATCGTTATAAACCGGATGACATTATATTTACCTATTTTATAGAGTTTGATGGGGAATTGCTACAATGTGAAATTATTAGAGGCGGTGAGGATGAAAACGGAAAACGAGTTAACGCGGTTATAACATATATTCATATCAAAACGACCGAGATTAAACACGAAGATAAAGACGTTATATTTTCACCGGAAATATCGCCGTTGCACAATCATTATACGAGGATCACGAAACCCGTAGATAAACTTACGGAGAAAATCGCAAAATGTTTTAAATTAGACAAGGTTTTCTATCAATCGAACGAAGTCGGGGAAATTGTAAATAATTACCTCCGTTGGTGCGGTAAATAAAAATAAAGGTGTCCCATTTATAGGACACCTTTTATTGTGTAATTTATAGGACACCTTTACGGAGTTAAAAATAATTCCTGCTCCGCTTTTCGTCTTTTTACGAGGCCGGATAGCACTTTACCGCCTGCCTTATTATACAACGGTATCGCGTCGGCTATCTGACCCTTATTACGCTTACCGTTTCCGGTTAACTTTTTCAAATTTCCTAAACCGAGGTTATAAGCAAAGGAGACAAGCGCGTCAAATTCATTCTGCGTGAAACGGTACTTTGCGAGGATCAGAAGATTTACGCCAGTTTCAAATTTTTCGAGATCTTCTTTTAAAAGAGCGTCGGCCTTTTTCTGCGTGATCTTCTGGCCTTCTTTCACGTCTGATCCGGTATGTCCGTATCCGATTGTCAGCACCCCGACCGGATCGCGGTACGCCGTTAACTTGCAACCCTCAAATTTTTTAATTAATTCAATTCCAGTTTCCGACGTTTTCATTGACATTTACCTCACTTTCTATTTTATTATTGTGGGTTTTTGATACCCACATCAACCCGCCGTCAATCAGATCAGAAAGACGGTCAATCGCTTTCGTGTTTTCCTTTAAAGTGGTTTCTAAAACACCTTGTAAATACTGTTCGTGCTGATGGGAATTCCAAAGCGCGAACACCGCGACCGCGATAGGAAAACCCACTTTTGTAATTGCGTCAAAGAAAATATCTGTTGTCATAAATATACGCCACCTTTCAATAATGATATTATTTCGTTCACTTCTTCTTCCGTACAACTTCCGCGGAAAATCACATCCTTACATTTAATATACCCGTTACAATTTCCGATGTAAACAGTTTTATTCGCGGGATAGCCATAAAATCCGCTATAACCGTTAGCGTCATAACCATATTGACGGGAAAGGATCATAAACGGCTTTCTCGGTGATAATATACCCGCGTTTGCAGACAACCCGCCGGAGTGTTGAACGTGTACCATTTCGGACGTTAACGAATGTGCCGCACCTAAAGCACCTGCCGCAACACCTAACGCGCCACCGGACGCCACCGCAACGCCTGCACCCGCTAAACCTAATAATGCACCTATCGCGCCGGAGAAATCCGCGGCGGTTAGTGGCAACTTCTGCGACGCATTACCGGAGAATGTATATATGATCTGTTCATTCGGCATATCTGCGCCACGCCTTGCATATATAAGCGCTACGCAAGTACCCGTGTAAACGTCAATACGATATTTAATATGAAGTTCTGCGTTCATCACTTCGTTAGTATCAATTTCCACGATACCGATGAACGGTAAATATAAATGGATCGACGTAAACGGTGAATAATCGGTTGCGTTGTGTAATCTTTCCGGTACTGTTACAGTTCCACAATCTACTTCTGTAAATTGTGATGTGACTTCCAACGCACTAACGCCGCTATCAATATATCCCATAATAATATTTTTAGTTGATCCCGTGACGGGTGCGCCGTAAATCTTATGGAATGATATAATACCGTCCATCGGGTTATCCCACATTTTCTTTATTTGTTCGATAATATTAGAAGTCCAAAGGAACGCACCCAAAGAATTTACTTCTCCATCCGTCGGATTATAAACCGTAAACATACGCGACGCGCTTGTCGTTTGCAACGTCGGCAAGATGGGCGTTAAACCGGACGGCGACGGATCGGGGTTCGGATCGGTCGGGTTCGGTTGCGGTTCCGGTTGCGGTGCAGGTTCCGGTTCGGGTTCGATGGAAGGATCAAGATCGGGCAAAATATGCGGTCGGGGATCCGGTAACGTATTATAGAAAATATTCAATAATTGATCCTGTTGTGCTTCATTTTGGTTTTCTCCACTTTGTGCAGGATCCTGCACAATATCGGGCTCCGGCAGGGCTACCGGGTAGGGTTCCGGGATCTCCTGCGGCAAAGGCTCCGGGAATTGTGCCGGTTGCCATTCGGGGTATGTTTGAGGAAATTCTATACCGGGTTCGGGGTAAATTGCGCCCTCTTGCCTATTGTCGATTATTTTTGAAACTCCGTAAAATATAATTCTAACTATATCTGCGGCTGAATAATTAGCAGGTAAAGGATATGTGGCTATATAATCAAACGAAAAAAATGATTTCGGTATTGAATTAGCCGATATGGGAGCACCCGTAATATAGGCTTTACCGTAAATATAATATGTCACTCCATCGACTTCGATAGTCCCTGCGTCGGTTTCGGTGTCACTCCATCCCGAAGGCTGTTTTGTTGTAACAACTTTAAAAGGGTCTAACGATACAGACCAAAAAATACCGTCTGCGGCTTGTGCACACATTAAAACAGAAGTAACTAAACCTTCCGCGCTGACGATTTTATAACCTTCTGTATGATCTGTTTGATATGGATTAGACGAATAATGAGTGCAGGTCACGAGGCCATTAACACCATTAAGAGGAAAAACATAAGCATCGGGAAAATCCAACGGATGAGATAATTTCGATCCTTCGGGGTATGATATGAAATTGTCGGCCTCGAATAAATGAGCATTTATAAAAGCATCTTTGAATAATTCAATTATAGGTTTAGGGAAACTTGTAATACCTTGATTGTCGATAAATCCTATAACTTTCCCCTTTACGGTATAACCTGCTTGGGTTAGTTTGTCGGCTATATCCGTCCAAAA